GGGGCGTCCACCCTACTTCCCTGCCAACAGGCGGCCATTTGGCCAGACTAACTCACAACGGGAGTGGCGCTACTCACCCGGGGGAAAAACCCTGTTGCCGTTGGGTCAGGTTACCCAAAAACCTGACCTACATTTTACTGGAACATAGACCGTAATCTTTGTTCAGTATCTTTTGAGAGGCAGTGCAATTTATTACATCGCCTATTTCAGAAGACTCTATGAGTAGAGCCAATTCATATATCTCCTGAGAGGAACAGGAGTAACGCTCACCAAGAACATGATCCGTGATATACTCTCGTTGGTGGTTACAAACGAGGTTGGACAAAATCCAGCTTTCATGTTGCAGTGGCGCGTTTCCCCTAGGGAATTTGTTCCGCAAGACTTCCGTTATTATATTATCCCCAGCGTGTTCCAAGCCAGCTACCCAATCAGCCATAAAACGCTTGGCACGCGGCTCTATCGGTCCGCTCCCAGGGAGATCAAATTTACATCTCCCCATAGCTCTGAGGATGACTCCTATGTTCAAACAAGTCTCAATATTCCCGTTTTCGGAAATGAAAGGAGAATGTTTGAGAAATTGTAAATCGCAAAGGTTGTCACACCATTCCATTTTGACCGACCAACCACAATTTAAAACTGCTATTTCAATGAGTTCCCTATTCTCGAGCATGGTGAGGTTGGGGTTCCTCGCTCGTGCAATTGCTGTCAATATAGCTCTACTAGCCGTATTATTGAAAACAGTTGTGTATAAGTTTCCTGAGTACTCAAAGAAGTCTTTTGGTTTGAAAAGCAGTTTGCCAGGTCCCTTTCCTAAAGAAATAGGAAGGGAGCATTGTCTGATGACCTCGGAAGCAGTTTCTTGTAACCTGGCTGGAAACTGCGTTCGAGTTGAATGAAAGACATGCTTTGATTGAGTGGAGTCACAAGAACTTATATCTCCATTAAACAAAAGAATGCCATCAGTACATATTATTGATCCAGAGAGATCATCAGAATGATAAACACCATAATCACCATTGTATAAACGCGTAAACACATCAGTAAGTTTAGTGACATCTGGGCTCTTGACGAACTCGATGTCCATGCCATTAACGAAAAGAGTGTTTTTAGAAGTAACTTCTTTCAAACACTCAGCAGAGGAACCCCCTCTAAGAGATCTCTCTCGTGAGAGGTCGACTGTTGCTCTGCAATAGGAGTTTGGTTTCGCCACCTCGACCTTATTCTGGAGAACCACTGTCGGAGTGAATCTCCCGCTAAAGTCGTGCGCAGGTAACCATAATACTCCTGTGTCGATAAGTTCCTCACGAGCCCTCTCTCGGTCTTTCTTGTGAATGTGCGGCTTACAAGACTGCTCAATAACATCGTCCACCCAATGAATGCAGGGTGACTCAATGTCAATGAAATTAGCGAGTAACTTGTTGTAGTCAAGTAACGCAGGATCAGAAAGTGACCGAAGCTGATTGCTGGAACTATCACTAAGGCGGGTTTTATCGTGGAAAATCCGTAAAGCAGAATGACGCATAGTACGAGAAGAGTCGCGATGGATGAGAATGTCGCTTGCGACGCCGTTGAAAACAGTATAATAAGCACTGCGAGGTTCCAGGCCTCGTTGACCCACTCTAGGAGCTGTGAAGTCACCTCTTTGCAGTGCTCGTTTAGCTGCTTTGTTCTTAGGTTCGAAACGCTGATTGTCTTTGAAAGAAACTTCAAAGTCAACTTCAACATCCCTAAGCCTAAATACACCAGCATACACAAGAGGAGGCCCGTCCAGTTTAAAAGTCCGTCTGTTATCCTACTCTCACGAACTGCCTTCTGACCGTGTGCGCGCACCCTATTCCACCACTGGGCTACGACTTCAGGGTAGAATAAACGAGCGTGCATCTGTTTGTCTTTGGGTATTCGTGAGTAGTAGTCATTTTTGGATTTGCTCAATATGGAACGAATAGTGTCAATTATTTTGTCGGCGGAAAATCTGTACCCGTCTGTTTCACGAATTAAATCGTGAATGACACCACCATGAACAGTAATTTTGGTAGCAGTACGATAACCGCATAACCATGCAAACTGGTCATTATAGTCAAATGGGTTTAGAATCCTGTATCCACCAAAAATGTCACTAAAGTTGTATGAGTAGTATTGAACTTCCACCCACTCCTGTTCTTCGCGGAATTGTTCAAGTCCAAACTCGTCAACTTCCATAAGTCGTAGGTTCCGGCGGTGCTTTCTGTGTGCCTCGTTCATCTGCCTAGCATGCTCTAGCGCTGAATTCATTAGTATACAGTAAAACACCTTGGAACGCTTGGTTTTCCAAAACTGCTCCATACGGATTCTTTTTAGTTCCTCTTTCATAACGCGCATTTTCTCAGACTGCTGCTTTGCTTTACCTATAAGTATAGCATCGATCAACTGTCCACAAGCTGTGTAATCAACGGGTTGGCGTTCCTTTGTTATTCGAGGGTTGCTTGCTTCCATTAAGTGGATGAGCTCGCCGTCTATACTAAGCGTCTCGTCTCTATCTCCAAGGAAGACTTCATGTACTCTAGAAGCTTTAGGAACAGCTTTTCCGCCAAACACCTGAAAACGCACACGTTTTCTAGGTGGACTGTGTTCATCTTTATTTACACTCACTACACTAGAACTATCTGACTGTCTATCTATTTGCGCTGCGGCTGGTGAAATGTTGTTACTATTGGGTGTTGTTTGGTTGTTTAGTGCGGCGGCTGGTGTGACTGTACGTCCAGTCGCTCTCCAGACACCAACTTGTCTATTAAACGAATTGAGTGCATCTGCAATGGAGGGAGCACGTCTGGAATTGAGAATCCTCATTCCTTGAACGTTCTTCCTACCACGGACATCATCACTCTCTGTTACTTCCCCATGTGAGGACCCGAGTTGACTCTCACGAGGAGGCCTACCACCTCGGGTTCGTGTGACCAAAACACGAGGTGCGTCTGGTACGCCAACTTGCGTGAGTGATATCTCACAATTTGTTCTTAGCGCCTCACGGGAAGCCTCAAAGGTGCATCTTATTGCCGACAAGGAAGATTCATATGAACTTTGAAGGTTCTCAATGCTCCTCGCTTCAGCTGCATCAATGTCGGCCAGTCCTTTTGAGTAGTTTTCAATAGTGGAGTTAACTTTCTTTGCTTTACTCTGCTCTCTTTGTTCCCTCTCTCTCTCGCGAGCGCGTGCCTGCCTAAGTGCTTTGTCTTCAGATTGTTTCTTCATCTTTTCTTGATGACGCCTAGCGCGTTCTGAGACAGAAAGTGCTACAAACTCCTCTTGTAAAGCAAAGACGTCCTCCATTGGGTGGTCATCTGTGTTTGTCCAGCTGCCGTTATTTCCATTCAAGCCCCAAAGATGAAGTCCAGTTTGTCCACAAGCACCACCGGACTTCAACAACGGTGGTGTTTGTTTGTTTGTTCTCAGGTCTGTCGTCCTACCGTTCTCCAACTGCGGTAGTGTGGTGGTTAAATGAACCTCTGTCGAAGAGGTTGGAGAAATTCCCAGGCGCCTATAACCATCAAGGCCCTGGGCAATTACCTATTTGCTAGCGTTCAAACGAGCTCTCCGCATTGTTTGGACAAGTTCCATCTCCTCAGTTGAGAGTGACTCAACAACTGCAGCGTCAACGAAGTTACCGTTTGTTGGCGTTGGCAAATGTTTCTCTTCTGTGAACGTGCTATCTTCTAGAGATGCATGTTCCGGGGAAGGGAGACAACCATCGTCAATTATTGGCTCAGGAAGAGGTTGAGGCATCGGAGGAGGTCCGATGTCACCAAAACCATCACCTGCGATAAAATCGTGATTTAGTATGCTGTGGTTGATACTCTGGAAGTTGGAATTGTTAACCTGGCTGTTGATTGACTCAAGTGTCTCACTGTTGCAATTTACGATGAATACTTGAACCATAATCCCAGTGGCATTATTCCATCCAGAAGGGATCACAGTAACTAGTAACGTGGGGTTTTGTCCAGTTGCTGTGAAGAAGTAGGTAATGTTCGTGTTACCACCAACTGTGCTATTATATGTACTAATAGCATTCGCTGTGTTAAACGTGGTGAATGCACAGTTTGTTGCAGACAACGATGGAGGTGCTGCAACAGCGGCACTTATACCGGTTACGAAAAAGTTGACAACAAAGTTGTCACCAGCCTGTAGTCCGTTTAGTGCAATTGTGTTATTAACAAAGTTACATGTGGCATTCATCAACACCCCAGTTGGAGTGTATCTGGTGATGGTGGTCCCAAGCATATTAGTATTTGTGACGGTGTTGGCAAAATAAAGCAACCCACCAGGAACAGCACTTGGCAAAACACGGCCTGTGAAATCGCACTCAGTGGTGATCTTCACAAAGCCAATGGTTGTGCCGGTTGCAAGAGCTCCTGGTTGTACAGCTATGTAAATAGTGCCGTCATCGGTGCTTGGGTCAACGCTTTGACTAGTTGCAAACCTGAGAAACTTCCATTCGGTAGTCCTTCCGAATGGAGAGTATTTCCATACAATTGGTTCAGAGCAATCCTTCATCCTGGCACCTTCCATTGCCATAAAAGAGTTCATGCTAGTAGGTGTAGCTCTCCTTGGGTGTCTATGATAACCAATTCCCCACTGACCGGGCGCAAGTGTGTTTCCTTGAGGAAGGTTAGGAATCAACTCGACAGTAATGGACTTAATCCTGTATTCATCAAAGAACATACCACGGATGGCGCCATTCCTACCCATGTTGACGTTACAAGGTTGTACTAACTTGCGCACACAAATGAATGTTGTACTAGCGGTTACTGTGTCGGTGTAATCTACCGTCCGAATCCGTTGAATCTGTTTACCCCCAGACGAATACGAACCGAGGTTAACAGTGTTCGTTCTAGTTACAGTTAACATTTGTGTGCTTTGATTTGTACCCCCTTCACTACGAACTTTCTTCTTCTTTGGCATCTTCATGGACACCAAAGCACCACCGGCCTGTTCACCCATATATGCACCAATAGGTGCACTTTCAGGACCGAACATGGCAGTGGATACAATGGCTCCCAGTTCGGTCATTCCACCAACTATAAGGGCCTTAATAACGTTTTTAACTTTCTTGCTACTGTTCCCCCGTTGGGAACGATATGCTCCCAAAGCCCTTGTATAAAGCTGTAGTTGTGTGGGTGTGAGTTCTGTGATAACAACATCATCGGAGTTTGTCCAGCTACCATTATTCCCACTTATCTGGGAGTCGCGCACATTGTAGTAACTGGTTTCTTGTCTGCTTACCCTACTCGGTTTTCCAATTTTTGTATGGAAAGTGGACCACACTTTGTTTCTTTCGTTTGTGGTCCTAACGACTTGGCTAATCGTGCCAAGGTATTGTGGTAGTAACCCTGCGGTGGAGTTTAGAACATGATTTTTACACATTCATAGGGTTGTTTCTCCTGCGTTTACGTCGCTAGAGAAGTAGTCTCGCCGATATTATAACCCGACGGCGGGTGGCTGAAAAATTAAAAACTCTGTTCTGTATGTCCCCCCCCCTCTTTTTCACTTAATGAGAAAAAGGGGGGGGGGGATGGGCATTTTAGAACATCAGGACTACATTCAAAGCCCGGCTCAGCAGGTCTTCCTTCCCCCTACCACAAGGTTAGGCCGCGCACTTCGGGCACGCGTTTAGTTCCTACTGTCTGGTCGACGGTTTGCCTTAGGCATCCCTAGGGTTTAACTTGATCGACCCAGGTGGTGACCCCCTCTTAGCTTGAGTTCTCGAAGGCCGTGCCGTTTTCTCCATGCCGGCTCACACCACTTTAAGGGGCACACATCGCGACGCAATCACGTACTTGACATATTGTTTTCATGCCTTCTTTCCGCTTTAGTTCCTGATGCTGCGTGCCTTAGTACCACACCCCTAGTCTGTGAGTACATAAGTGTATTGACCTAAGATATGGACCACTGTATTTGTCCGGGGCTGCGGATTTAACCATCTGATCTACCGCTCGCCTATTAACCACCCTTCGCTGCTGCTCTCCGCATTTAGACGTATCAGCCATCATTTATTTAACTAGGATTCACGGACTAAGCGTCCTCGACTGTCGTAAAATGCCCAAAGAACAGAGTTTAACACAAGAAGCACTTTACTTGTGTAAAGCCTCATCGGCTACGCATGGATGTTGCGTGTGTTGGGCACACATGAAGCAGCGGATAAGTTTCCTTTACCTCGAGCCACGCGACGCCCAGAGGGAGCTCACAACCTTTAGAACTGTGAGTTGCCCTCAAAACCCGGGAACACATGAAGCAGCGGCGGTGTCTCCACCACCTCAAGCCACGCGACTCCCAGGGAAAACTCTAACACCACGTCGG